TCGCCAGATGATCCTTGGTAATATAATCTCGGATAACCATCGTCTCGTAATTTTACGCAAGTAAAATATCCGAACGTATTTTGTTCTGGGCAAACGAGGGCATCGTTATAGAGTTTACCATATTCAAATAATAAATCGGCTAATTTATCCGGAGGTATTTTGCCCATATATTCGCCAACTACTTCACAAGTTTGATTATCAACTATATGAAAAGTAGAAAAGTCTCCTGCGTCTCCACGGGCGACGTCGGCTGCGATAACATATTTTTGACCTGGTTCTGGGCGTCGCCATAACCACACTGCTGACTGAGGACCCGTTTTTTCTATTGGCGGTCTTATGGATTCACGAATGGTTTCCAAGTCGCTGGGTTGTAAAAATGTATCTCCAGATGAAATAAAATCGCAAAGAAACTCTTGCGCTACTTTACGCTTCGGAAGGTTCTTAGTCTCTTTCGCGAACCAATCTTCATCGTGTTCGGGGTGAACCCACCATGGAAGTTTGATTGTGTTAAACTCGTTTTGTTTGGTCTCGCCATCCATCCATAGTCTATAGTACTGACCACCGACGCCATTGGGTGTTGAGATGATAATTGCGTTACCACCGGTTGACAGGGTAGGATATAGGCCTGTCCAAATATCCTCAAAATCTCTAATAAAAGCAGCCTCGTCGACGATAAGCAGAGATAGCGCTTCGGATCGACCAGCATCTGGCGAAGTAGGAATTGCGTTTATTTGAGAACCATTGTCAAATCTGATTGCTTGTTTAGTCGGTTCAAACTTTGTTAATAGTAGCCATTTGGGAAGACCGTCCAGCATGATCTTCACTTTTTTAATGAAGTTCATTGCCGTGGATAACTTAGTAGCAATGACAAGAACGTTTTTATCCTTTTTAAAAATAGCAAACCAAACTGCGTAGGCGGCAGTCACAGTTGATAGACCTAACTGGCGAGATTTTAGAACTATGTTGAAGCGACTTTGCTCGAAATGTTTAACACAGTCATCCTGAAAATCATATGTTTCGAATGGTATTAAACCTCTCACCGTATGTTGAATTTTTACATAATTCTTCATGAAATATACAGGATCTTTGCCGCAACGAACTATTTCCTGTATTTGTTCATTTCTAGTAAGGTGTGTTGTCATGCTATTTCAAAAGATGTTTTTCTACGAATATAGGCTGTTCTTTTCGGATTGTGTACGTTAAATCCAATAATCTCAACCGAAGTAGACGAATTATATTCTTTAGAAGTTAAAGAACTACCTGTTAAATCTTTATAGGTTGCTTTAACATTTTTTAAAACTTCATTAATTACATCAATTGATTCCTGTTCGTACATTCGCTTCATTACTATCATTTCTTTTTCTGAAGCAAAGTTTACGACAGCTTGGTACGAAGCGATTAATACGTCACCAGCAAGACTAAATTTTACTGAATAAGATGCTGTCTTTGGTGTTGAAGTGCGACCCCAGGTTGTATCAAGCGCTTGGCCCAATGCATTATAATCGATTTTAGGCATAGTATCTCCAGCTTTAAATATACGACTCTTATTCGAAGACGATGACAGGATTTGTAAAAAACCGTTTTTCAATGGATTTTTTTATTTTTTCTTGATCTGGTCGCCATCCATTCAACCATTCTGGTTTATGAGTATATGCCCATTCATTTGCGCAGGCAAAACAACATTTAAATTCTTTAAATGCCTTTTCGTCATCTTTGTTATTAAACCTAATTTGACACACATCGCAAAATAATGGCATACTTGATTTATTTTCGTTATAGTCATCAGGTACTATTATCACATATCCTGCGCGATGAGATATTTTTCTGTTGCGCGGATATTTTTGCCATTCACTCATTCATCTTCTCCAAATACTATTCTGGAATCTTTTTCATTTTTTGTAATTTCTAATACTTGATCGACGATATCTTTGACTCCGTCAACGTGTGTAATAATCAATATCGTCTTAAAGTATCTTTTTAAAGATACCAATAATCTATTGCAAGCTTCGACGGCCGCATCATCTAAAGTCCCGAATCCTTCATCGATAATAAAAATGTCAGGTTTTGGTAGAGAAGAAACATTAATCATTGCTACTCTAATTGCTAGTGACGCAATTGTTTTTTCCATACCAGAACAAAGTTCAACAATTCTTCTAGAGTCTCCATAGTTGATGTATATCTCAGAAGAATCAGTAGATTCGTCGTTCTCTAATTCTATTGTAAAGTCGACTATGCCGTGTAGAATTTTTGCTATTTCGGCATTAATAGCGGGTAATTGCGATTTTATTACTATAAGAGGTATGCCTTTTTTGGAAAAAGCTCCAGTAACCAATTCATGTACTTTCATGTTTTCCAAAAGCGCATCTCTAATTCTTTTTTCCTCTTCGTATTTTTCTAAATTGGCAGATAATTTGCCTTTTTGGGTAGCCGCTGAAATTTTTTGCGATGTTAGCGCATCAATGTCTTCACATATATTGTCTAAATTAGCCCTAATAGAAACAACTTCTACATTTTCTTCATTTTTTAAAGCATCCTGAAGATGAACCAATCGCTGCTTTGCAATTGTTAGTTCAGCTGCCTTTGCTTCGTGAGTATTACGAAGTTTTGTTAAAGAAGTTTCTTTTTTAGAAAGTTCTAAAAGTAATTTATTTTCTAATGTTACTAGCTTTTCAAGTTTTTCCAACTTATCTGAAACGTTTTCTTGTCTTAAATCATTAAGAGACTTTGTCGCTTCTTGCAATTTTTCTTGAGCAACTTCGGTTTTTTGTGATTGCTCTTTTAGTTTATTTTTGCTAACGTGAGCATCTTTAATAAACTTACAAGTTGGGTATTCATCTCCACAAGGAACTTCATCTAAAATTTTTAAAGATTTTTGATGTTGCTTTAATAACGTCTCTTCTTTATCATAAGCAAATTTTAACGCTTGCAAAGAAGCTTCTAGGTTTTTATATGCTAAATGCCTTTGCTTTAAATCTTCAATGTCGTTTTCAGCTCTTACTAATGAAATTTTTTCTATTTTACTGGTAATATCTTGCATTTCATTTTGTAAGACAAGCATTTCGGCGGCGCATTGCTGAACGTATTTTTCTTGTGTATCAACTTGCTTAATAAAAGATTCGACTTGCGATTTTGTTACAGGAGTTACTTCTTTGTGTTTAGAAAGTTCTAACTGTAGTTTAGAGTGTTCGAGTTGTTTTTCTTTAATAACTTGAGAGAGTTCTTCGATTATGTTATCAGCGTCAGTAATAGATTTTCTGGTGCTGTCAAACAAAAATTGCCAGTCTCTATCTGGACAATTTTTTAATTGTGACTTGAATCCAATTAATTCTTTATTCGCTAATTCATGCATCTTATCGAAGATGTCCAAGTCTAGAAATCTTGATAATACTGCTCTACGTTTGGTCGAACCTTGCGAAATAAATTGATTGGTTTCGCCTTGCGCAGCCAATGAAGTCATCATAAAGTCTTCTTGGCTACCAATAAGTCCACGAATTACTTTTTCGGTATCGGTTCGTTGTTCGCCAGCAAGATCGTCAGCTTCGCCATCTTCTCTAATTTTAAAAACATTTAACGACGTACTTGCATTGATTATGCCTTTTTTGTTTTCCGTTTTTACGGTTTGTCTTTCAATTACATAATCCGTACCATTGTGATTTATGACGGTCTTTGAAGAGCAGTAGGGTTTTCTAATATTACAAATATGAATGTTTTTTACAGGACCCCTGTCAGTTGCATTGAACAGCGAGTACATCAACGTGCCAACTATTGAAGATTTTCCTACACGATTAGGGCCAAAAACTCCAATAATTCCATTTAATTTATCGAAATTAATGACGTTGTTCGTGCCGTAGGCAAACACATTGTCGAACTGTAAGTGCCTTAAAGACCATTTTGAATTACGAGTTAACTCTTCTTGAGATACAACAGCCGATAAACAAGATTTCACTTGTTCAGTAACTGTAATCCATTCTTCGTTTGATACTTGCGTACCTTTATAATAATCCTTAATTAACTTTACTAATACATCTGGATTTCTTAGATCGGCTTTTTCTAGAGTTGAGGAACCCGTTCTTACAACCGATTTGTCAACTATAAAGTCTGATTTAAAAGTAACTTCTGTTGCTAACTTTGCGCTTTTTAAGGTTTCGCCGATGAGACTAAAATCTTTTTGTCCCAAAGCTTGATTCGATCGAATCCTGAATCTAGAACCATCGGGATGCTTTGAAGCTGTCGAAATAAGATCTTTAGTAGAACCGTTCCATTGAATGGTTACGTAGGGCTTCGGATTCGGGAGTCGTTTAAATGTAACGTCCCAAGTTCTTTGATCATCAATGTCCCAAAGCAAATAACCATGTTCTAATTCTTCGGCGTAATTTTGTTGAACTGGTGTTCCAGGATACGAAATCCAAGGCTTTTTATTTCCATCGAGTGTATCCCGATAACCCAAATGTTGCATTTGGTGAATATCGCCGAGAAGAACAAAGGGATAGTCTTTAAAAAACTCTAGATTCATTCCGTCCATTTCCCAACCAACTTCGGTAACAGAACCTTGGACGGGACCATGATAACATGCGATATTAATCTTGCCTGGTTGCGGAATGACCTGCGGCCAACCTTCTTCATCGAAGAGCGAATATACACACCAAGTATAACCAGGATGAAACTCGTATACTCCACTCTTTTTATAAAGATGAACGTTTGAATTATTTAACGCCTGAACGATAGGAGATACCGCGTCTTGTCGCGACAAATTAACAAGATTTCCATCGTGATTTCCTAAAGTCAAATGGACAGGCGCAACTTTTGCCATCGAGTCAAGCCACCAGGTGAGTTGATCGATATATTCAGGCGAAATACCTGTAGTCTTTGTGTGGAAAATATCGCCACCAATAAAAATGTGATCGACTTTATTTTTCTTACAGTCTTTTACGAAAGCTGTAAAAACTTCGCGATATTCATCGTGACGACTCAAGCCGCGCCAATGAACGTCGGCTGTGTGAGCAATTTTAACCATCAAAAATAATGATACAATAAATTTGACGCGTTGTTCAATTATACTAAATTGCCGTCGCCGCGCGAGAAGCTAGCGCGCCTGCAGTGCCTACTTCAGCAGCGCGCACGATCTTTGCCACTTCTTCAGCTCCGCGTGCTAATTCTACACCTTTTACCGCTGTCGCGCCGCCCTCGACGAATCCTAACAGCGATGCTCCTGCTTTAAGCACTCCGATTAAACCGTTAATCGCAAAATAAATCAATAGCGCTTTATAAACGAGACCTTCGGTCTTCTTTCGCGCGGAAGTTTTATCAGCGTCTAATTTAAATTGATCAAAAGTTAATAATTCTTGTTTGTCAGAAACGTGATAACCTTTTTTATTAAGAAACTTATAAATTACGTACGATAATCTATCAGGAATAGCATAATCGATTACTTTTTCTTCAATAGCATGAGAGATATGTTCTGCTTTCTCAAATAACTCTGCAACTTTTTCTGCCTTGAGATAACTTGCAAGTTTATGCAAACCCTTAAAAAGCAAAGGCAATCCACCAACAACAGCTAATCCGAAACCCAAAATGGTTTCAGGTCCCATTTCTTTTATAATTTTTTGTTGATGAACATAATCGTTAGTCGTTAAAATCGAATATACTTCACCAAGCGCTTTACCTTTTTGTAATTGTTGCGCGGTATCATGAACGGGGCCCGCTAAATCATTTTCAACCGCAGCAAGAACATTTTCTTTTGAAAACCCTTGAGCTAATTTTAAAGTTTCATCTAGAGGTATAGATTCTCCTGTTTCTTGCATGCCTTGCTTTATTGCTTGCATAACAACATTTAGGTCTTCAGACTTTGTAGAAAGATCTTTAATCTTTTCATCGATAGTACTTGCCCATTCGGCAGCAACTGATTTAAATTTTTGTGAAACAAAATCAGATAATTTTTTGACGCCGTCTTTAACGTCATTCCACAAGCCTTCTTCTATCAAATATTTTCTTTCAAGTTCTTCTTGAATAATTTGACGAAGTCTAGTTTCAGTTATTAACTTGCCGCCGATTACATTTTTCATCACTAGTAAATATTATAATCTAAAACTAATTTCTACGGCTTTCTTTAAACGATCATTAAAAATATCATACCAGTCCAGCGGTTTGGCTTCGAATAAGGCTTTTTCAAATTCAGGTTTTGACATATTACCAGGATCACCCCATGGCCTGACATCAACAACTACTACGTCAATATCATATTCTTGAAGTTTTTTAACAATCTTAGGGGTTTTTTTGTTCCACATGTCGCCATCAAGAGATAGGGCGACCGGCGTGTTATGTAATAATATTTTATTAAGTATTTCATGACGCTCGTCGAGATCAGAACCCAATAAAGCAGTTGAATTTTCAGGACACTTTACCATATCGAATGGTCCTTCGCATAAAACTAAGCGCTGTTTCCAGTCTATGTTAATTTCGTTAAAAACGACAGGATTTTTATCAACGTCTGGATTGTCGTATTTGGGTTTGCGGTCCTTGTCTATTGCTCTCGCTACAAAATAATTTAAATTACCTTGGAAATCGAAGGATGGCATTAAAATTCGACGCTTCCATCTCGGCTCATCCGACACACCAAACTTGAAATACCACGCGTCCTTATCAGTTAAGCCTCTTGAATAAATGTAGCGCCATGCAGCTTTAACATCAGGATCAGTATCACTAGCCAATGTTAAAAGCTTAAAATCTTTTGGTAGTTCAATTTTTTGAACTATCTCTATATCAGCCGTAACTGGAGAATTACTGCGACCTGTAAATTCTCTATATAGATTAATGTGTTCTTGCGAACCAAACTTTTTTAGAAGTGGAATTAGAGTTCGAGCTTTCCATCCACAAACCCAACAATGATTCGCATCATTATCAGTTCGAATCGCTAACTTCTTTTTAGAAGTGTCCATCGGTGCGCAAATAGGACATCTAACATCGAAATTTTTTCCATTGCTAGCTAAACGTCCGCGCCCGAAAATAGATTCGTAAAATTTTATTTTATCTGTTAGCGAATGCACTCGTGTTTATAGTAACATAGCGAAAGCACGTTTTTCATTTTTGCATTAAAGATATTGCACGGGCGATAACGAATGCATCGGTCGCGTCGCGGGACCAATCTACCGCGCAACCGTTCTTTTTTGTTGGCCATTGTACGTGTTTTAGGTCGTGCTCAGACATGTACTTGAAGACTTGTTCTTTTCCACTCATGCCTGCCACAGAGGTTTTTTGCATCTTGATTCCGCAGAGTTTTCTGGCAGAAGACGCTGCGATATATTCTGGATCAACTTTAAATATTTCCCTGGAGATATAGGAAACAATTCCGTTAAATCTCATGAGCGTGGTTATTGTTGCTGCAGAAGACATTCCAGTTCGAAATCCCATTAATGGTTCTTCAAGGGCAACCCTATAGTTACCCGGGTGTTTTTTTAACAATTCATAAAATTCAAAAGCAATTAGGTCAGCTTTGTCCCATAGCGTTTTGCATCTCTTGAATTCAACTCTATCTAGGTGCGTAATATGAGACCCGGAATCATTAGGAATAATGCGCGTATCCAGGATACATACCCCAGTAACTGAAGTTGAAACGTCTAAACCGAGTATGTACTCTTGCATCCATTGATTCTTATCACCAGGATAGCTTTAGTAAAATTAATTTAAAGTAAACCTATATCCTTTAATTCTATTTCTGTCAATATTTTATAGTCAATATCGTGTTGCGTGCACCATTCTTTTGCTGCTCTTATTTTCTTTACTACTAATTTTTGTTGTAGTTTTCTCGAGGGCTTTATTTCAATCACTACTTTTTTTCCGTCGGAATATTCTACTTGGAAATCGGGGTAGTATTTTCTAATTTTTTTTGTTTTTTGATTAGAAATATATTCAATTATTAGTTTTTCGTAAGACCACTCTACGACGTCGGGATTAGCATCGAGATGTTCCATATACTTTTGTTCCCACCCCGAACGATATTTGCAAAGTTGACCAGTTTTTACTGAAGTATATTCGCCTCGATGGTAACGACTTTTTCTTCTTCTTTTCTTTTTTTTATTTGACATTTTACCAATCGAAAGCGATTTTAAATAATAGTTTTTCGCCTTCGCGCTTTAAAACCGGTTGTGCTAATTTTGCTTTAGCAACAACATTTAAGTTTTCATCGTGGAAATTAACGTCGGATATATAGACAAACGTGTCAATATCCCAAGGATCTACAGAGGCGCTTATTTCATTTTTTACCTCTGCGAAGGAAGGATTCGATGAAGAATTTAAATAACCTTGTGGCGCTAATATTTCATATTTCGAAGAATAGAGTTTTTGTTCACCCTTAAAAGACATTTCGTAATTATTTTTGCCAAAGAAATATAAATGTGGACTTTTAATAACGATTACGCCTTCATTATAAAAAATATTTCCTACGCAATTTAGCTTGTTGTGGGGAGTTAAAGCATCTGCGCGATAAAGATTACCTATGCCATCGTCTTTTAAGGTTATAGAAATTCTGCTATTAGAACCTGACAAAGAAGTATCTTTTAGCGTAAATGTGCCTGGCAAAATTTTGCTGCCATAAAAAAGATTACTAATATCGAAAAAAGTAACTTGATCAGATGAAGGATCTTTTAGTCTTTGGAATATCGTCAATGGATATCCTGATACGCTACCCGACGTATTGGCATAATTAGAAAATGCAGGACCCGGCGGAAGACCAGGTTCTTCTGGGGAAAATCCAATTAACTCTTTTATAAATTGAGAACCTGACGCTTCGTGCGTTTTACTAATTAATAACGAATCAGCATTGACCAGATTATCAAGATTAATTGTGCTTAAGTCTTCTCTTCCAAAAAAATCTACGTATTTCGTTCTATCTTCTGAGCTTAACAAACCATAGTTTGGATAAAAATTACCTTCGTCACAAGGTAATATAGTTAAGTTTCTTTTCTTCACAAAAGAACTTTTATATAAAATGTCATTTGCAGGCTCTGCCGAAGTCGTATAATCTATCGCAACGCCTGTTAGATGATGTAATCTTGGAAATACATCATTAGCAAAATCTTTTGCAAAGTTTTCTAAATTAATATAGTGACCAGCGACAGAAAATGCCATACCTACATTGAATGGATCGTCTGTAGTGCCATCTTGTTCTTGAAATGGCGTGAATAATACGCCTCCATGACCTCCGATATATTTTCTAGTAGGCGAATTTTTCGTAAAGAAAGGTGGACAATAAAAGGCAACGTTCGAATCTAGCGTCGATAGTCCACTACCTGATGTGTTGACTATTTCGCTGTTAGACATGTATGTCCTTTTAATAGTCAATTCATGAACTTCCGCTTTTAAAGGGTGATTAAATGCATAATTGATAGGATTGTCAATAACACCACCCGTGTTAGTCAACTCTTCTAATCCTTCTCTGTCTGCGACTACATCGCTAAAAAATAATAATTGACTTGAAGCCGCAGAGTTGTTACCTTCGTAATAATTGCCCACGCATAAAACGCGTGGGTCACTTCGCGTAGTATAAACTTTTGGCATTATAGTTCCTGAAGGAATTACGAATTTACCTACATCGACGCCATCGATGTTAAAAGAGCCAGTTCCTTCGTTGACTAAATTAGTACCCCAACGCACTACAACTCTATGCCAATTATTATAGCTTAAAGCGTTATCGTCTGATAAGAATATTAAATCATTTGGGTATACACCAGGAATAGATTTAGATGGCGATATATCTGCGCTATGACTAAGCTGTAGTTTAAGCCTAAAGCCTTTGGGAAGACCGTTTTCGTCTTTTAGTGAACCAGTTATTAAGGATAGTGCATAACTAGACGATAAATGAAATATTGTACCAGCTTTAAAGTGATCAGCGTCTATCGAGTCTTCGCGGTACCTAGGGTTAATTCTAAAATCAAAAGAAAAGGCTCCTGATATAGCGTAAGTTCCAGTAACATAGCCATCGTGGGCTGGCAACGTTTGGTTTTCTACCGACGGATATAATAAAACTGATGATGTCGGAATTCCTGTCGTCGTAAAAAAATTCAACGTATTATAGTTCGTGTATCCCCATCCCGCGCTAGGGTATTGAGAACTATAATAAGGCATCAATATTTCTTTTACGTTTAGTTTTCTAATCGTATTTGATGTAAATTGAGGAGTTGGAGTAAATCTGTTTATCTCAATTTTCTTTTGTTTTTTTGCGGAGATAGATTGATTGTTTACTTTGTCAAAATATGTCTGAAGCCCACCCAAGAATGAACTACCTGGTAGTAGCGATTTAGCTTTTAAACCTAATTCGACGCGAAAATTTTCAAGATTTTCATCATTGGAATACGAGGCAGAAAAATTAGTTAATGGAACTGGCTCTTTTTCAATTGGCGATCTTCTAGCAAATAATTGTAAAGAGCCCGTTGCGCCATTAATCGACGAAGATGTATATTGTCTTTGAGGATTAATTATCGTAGTAAAAAATTCTACGTCTTCTGGCGTAACGGGTAATAAAGCCATTGCATCGTTCCAGCGTGCTCTTATCAGAAGTCTAATCTAACTCTAAAAGTTAAATCTCTTTCAGGACTTTTCTCTACGGGTCTGCTTAGTTTTGCGACTGCCAGTAGATTATTACTTCCATCATATAAACCAACGGTAGTAACATAAGTGAAAGTATCTTGAACTCCTTCTTGGCCTTCGTCAATTACTACAATACGATTATTTGTATCGACGAATGTTGGATTAGAAGAATAGTTGAATTCATCCGCGGGTGCTCTACAATATATTAACGTGCTATTAATATTGGTTACGTTTTGGAACGTTATCGCTGTTAATGAACCTGATTGAAATCTCGCAGAACAAAGATGATCTAAAATATTGTCCATGCTGCCAGACATAATGAAGTCTGGAATGAACTTAGATACTCTTTCTGTGGCCGTGCCAGGGCCACCCAACATTGTAGTTCCTGTCGGCGTCATTGCATCAATTGCGCCCGACATAAATTGACTACCCGATGTAATTTGTGCCAAATCTAATATAGCAATTCCAGCATCGTAGAACATCAAACCAACTTTTCTATTGGTGTTAGATGAATCAACTATGGTTCCATACTGTCCGCCGAAAGTAGTAAATCTAGCATCGTTTGAGCCGATGTCAGTAAAAATTGTTGAACCAGATAATGATGTCACGTTTAGATTTGAAACGCCATCAGTATCAGTCGTAGGGGGCATGTCGGTGCTACCAGAGCCTATCTTCGTTACGTGCGATGCAGTTTGATAAAAACGCATCGCAAATGTTTCTCTTTTTATTTGATCTCTCGCGAATAAACGCTTAAATGCTATAAACATCGCTGCGTCGATTGTGTTTTGTGTAACATTTACTTGCGCTTCTAACGGTACCTTAAATAAAGAGCTACCTGAACCCAATAACGTTTGAGCAAATTGTCTATAAATTTCTCCTTTTTCGCGAGCCATGAGAGAACTACTCGCGAACAACAATTTGCCTGATGCATCGGTACCCGTTTTGGCAACATCTAAAATTCCATTCGTATAACTGGGCGCTAATCCGACTGTGATATCGAAAATTGGATTTGCTGTTTGTAAGGTAAAATCTTGATCATAAACAGTTTGAAACAAAGATGACGTGATACCGGGGCCAACGCCGCCTGTAACAAAGTGTTGATATTTTCTACGCGATGTAGAGCCGCTAATGTCCTCTTGAAGAACATCGATTAATTGATTCAAAAAAGACTTTGCGGTTTTTTTATCGGTTGTTGTTAGCTCACGAAACGTTGCCATTAGATTTATTCCTTACAATTCAATTACTATAAATGTTAACAGGTACGCTTATCGACAATCCTGAACTTTGTCCAACTAGTTTTACTGAGGTCGATATTACGTATGGACCACCACTGGTTAATTGTCTACCATACGTCTGGAAAGAGTTGTTGGTTATTGACTTTGCAACCAGCGTTATCGAAACTTTTCTTTGTCCACTGCTTTCTACTGTTACGGTTCTCGTCGTTTGTGCTGTTCTCAAAGCATCTTGCGAAACCTGCCCAGGTATGTTATTAACGCTATCGATCGACAAGAATAAAGACGGATAATATACGTCAAAATTGCTATCGGCAATATTTGGATCTAGGGTCGATGAATCACTATCACTATTTTTTTGTACGACGCTAAAAGCGAAAGAATTAGATTGCTTTAGATCGACTGTCGATGTGCTTGAGTCTAATTGTAGTTTCGGCAAATATACTAAAGGTACTGGTACGGATACTAGCTTATACTTAAGAGCAAGATTTTGATTTGTTAGAGCTTCAAACACTGGCGTATTTTTTTCTATTTTTTCTCTACCAATCGTTCTGCCGTACTTCGTAATAATACCATAATTTACTTCGTCGTCGCCGAATGAAAATTTCGTGATATTAAATGAACCATTGTTTCGCGCTAGTGCTTCACGACCGTAATCGGTTAACACCGCATCTAAAATTATATTATTCGTAGAATTGTCTAACCAGCCCATCAATATCCTCCAAAATACATTTTAGCAATACCTATAACTATTTTTAAAAAAATACCAATTTTTGTCATTTTCCCACGGAAGCAAGGAAAAGTTCCTTAGAAGCAAGGAAAAGTTTCCAAAGATCATCCGATGTTACGGCAGCAAGCAAATTAGGGTCATTTATATCAATTCTTAATTGGTCTAGCTTTTGATTTTGAACGTTTATAAATTGTAACTTATAATATCCACCTTGCCCACCGTCCTGTTTAGTCGCTAATAACTTTTCAATTTTTCCTACCCCATAATGTACTTTAAAATATTCAGGCATAAAGTATATCTTTAGTTTTTGAGATGAAGCGCCAGATACTTGTATTATATCCTTAAAAAGATCGGCGTTTAAATAAAGATTTGGATATGCGCGCGATGCGCCCGAAGAACTGACTACTTTTTTAATGAGTTCATTTTTAAAGAAATCGAATGTAACCTCTACTTGAGTTCCATAATTCGATATTAAACCATGCGCATCTATAGCAACTATCGTATAGATGTATTTGGAAGAAACCAAATTTTCATAATCTACTTTAAATTCATCGTCACGATAAATTGTTGTAGGAATTTTGGAGTATACAATGTATTTTAAATTTTCTTTCACAACATCGGGGTTGTTTCCATCTATGATTTCTCCTGTTATCGTTTTTTTATCTGAGTAGTCAAAACATTGTTGTTCCAACAGTTCGAATGGTTCATATATAGTTTTTCTTCTTAGCACTTGAAATTGAGTAATATCCCTTTGCGAGTTAAACGGTAATTCCCAAGTCACAGATAATTTACTTTCTTTGTAATTCCAAACAAAGTTCATTTCTGTAATTGGCGGAGGCGGCGTATTTTCTTCGCAAATAATGTTAGTTGTAAAAGATTGTCCAGCGAAATAATAAGTACACAACCTTAGAATACCGTCGCTAAAAGTTGTTGGTACTTTGAGTTGCGCGATAGCTTTTATAGAATAAAAATATGAACTACCATATTTTACGTTAACATCTAAAATCGATGTTGTGTCGGGGTTGTCGATATAAAATATAGAATCTTGTAAATAAACTTCATTTTCTAGTCTATATTTTTCTATGATATACCCGACCGTTTGAATCGAATTAATAGAATCTGCAAAAGAGTTATCTAGTTTATCTAGGTCTAGTTCTTCCCCAATTTCTATTGGTTCTACAGCTAGATCTTGTTGAGTAGACGAATTACTATTTTGATAAAATGTATTTATCGCGTTTAATTGATCAATCGGTAATGAGGAAAAATTAAAAATATCATTTACCAACGTTCTATTAATCTGAGAATAAACTTTAGAGTCTAATTTGACTAACTTATCAAATTCTGTATCTTGTTTTTTATTGTCATTATTAAAAAAATTAATTCCAATAGTTGTATCTGGTCTATCGGCAAATTTCTCGATAGAAGCTATAGAAGTTTGTATAGCATTTCTAATCTTTTTAGAATTAGATTTTTCAGCGGTTTCTTCGTAACCTTTAATTAAGTCTGAAATGAAATTTTCTATTATGGTTGCTTGACTTATTCCTGATTGAGAAAGAGAAATTCCGTTAACATCTTTATTAATATCCTCGGAAGCGTTTTCTAGTACGTTTCGACTAGTAAATTTATGAGGCATGTACTTAGAATTGATGACGTTAGTTTCTGTTATTATTTTAGAATAATTTTTTTGTAGATTGGGATTAATGTTATTAATGACTTTATTAATCGATGCATCTTTGGTATTTTGACTCGTCACTTTTTTCCAATTCAGTTCGACGTATCTTGGAACCCTTAAGGAAAAAGTCACTAAATTAACATCGTTTTTATTTATAGTGGGTTTTTTATAAACGTCAGGTATTCGTGGCGTCGCGTTGGTGCTTTCATCTGAGGTGTAAAAATTATAAACAAAGTTGCACGAGAAATTTTCTATAAGTCCATATGAAAAATTTATAGATCTAACAGGATTGGATTGATTAGATAATTTCGACATTGTAATTCACGCTATTATTTCTAATTCTACAACATAGCTATTGAACTCTGCGCTAGCTCGTTGCGTTGCGACTCTTTTGTAATTATTAGTGTCAGGTATTTGCGCTATGACGCCTGCATTTTTAAAATACTCGATGGTCGATGAGCTTATCTCATTCGTTTTTTCTATGTTTATTTCAAAGTCATCCGGATCTATCATGATGTGAAATACTCTATCAAACTTTTTAGGCGAAATGAGCGAGCGTTTTATATTTTCGCTACTCGTAAAAATAGTATTTTTTAGATATTCAAGCGCGCCTTGCGTTTGTGGAGTTACTGCAAATATTAATTCATTATCAAGTCTTTGGATGTTTCCTGCGTAGTTAGAAAACGAAGTTTCATCTAGACTATAACTCGTAACAAATCTAAGATATTCTTCTAAAAAGAAATTTTTAATATGGTTTTTTCTTAATTGTTCAAACTGTTGCGTACTAAGGTAAGTTTGAAATTTAGCGTATTCGTTTTCAATGGTGTCTAATAAATCATGAGCATCATCGGCTCTAATATTTTGTATTTCCTGAAAGCCATTTAAATTAAAGAACGGTAAAAACTTTAAATATTCAAACTCTTTTTCGTCTATTTCTCCACCACGGGCATCAACATCGTCTAGTTTCTTTGCCGTTCCAATTGCAGAATCTAGATAATAATTTAAAGTTCTAATGGTGAACTTATTTAAGTCAAAAATAAATTTTTGAGGTTGATGAATTAATTGAGGCCTTAGATGATCCTTTAAGTAAACGTTTATAGAAATTAGGTTGGTTTGACTTGCCGAATTTTCTAACGTCGAGGCATTAGTAAATTTTTGTAATCTTCTATAAATTTTATGAGGAAGGCCAACTGAAATTATTTTTTTGTTACTTGCGATCGATTCAAAAAATTCTTCTTGTTTTAAATAATCTTTTAAGAAAAAGTTCCAAGCTACTAGATGTACATCTTCCAGTGGTAAACAACCATTAATAATCTTTGAATCTTCCTTGTCGAATGAAATAAAGTAGGGCGCGATAGTTCTTAAACCAGAATTATATTCAGGGGATAATCTGGTCAACATATAAGATAACTTGCTTTTAATTAAGTTTAATTGTTCTAGCGTAAAAACCTTTGTAGTAAGTACGTTATCTCCGTTTAATAACAATGATATTGGTTCATAATAGTTAGTTTGATACTGACCGCTGGTTATTCCGTTAATAAAAGAAGATAATTTATTTTCTAACGCTGTCAAATAATTTACGAACCAAGCTGACATTCTTTTGATGTCTACTGTTTCATTCCATACTAGTTTTTCGGTTTGTTCTATGATACTATCATATCGATAAATATTTAGCTTTTTTTCCCCTATAATGGTAGCAACATCATCTACCCTATCAACAAATTCTCTGACATTTTTAATTTTTAATTTATAAACTGACGATGAAGTCGCTCTTGCAGAACCTTCATTTTTTACGTCAATAATTGCCTGAGGGTTTGCTTCGTGTATCATAGTGCAACACAAAAAGAAAATTAAAGTTAAAATAGATTCTTTTTGAATGTCTGAATAAAAGCTTTTTTGTACGTCTGTTGTATTCACGCTGAAAGGGTTAGCTACGTACGTTGATTCAGGATTTCTTGGATCTATTTTTGTAAATTCTTTATTAATAGATGCTAATATTTTTGCTATTTCATTTAATGAAGTTAAACTATCTGACGTTATTGAATTTTCTATATTCAAAGAAACAGTTGAACTATCTTCAATATTAATTTTATTATTGTTTTCGTAATATTCTATTAAATATTTTTTAATTAGTTCTATTACTAAGGGTAAGTTATTATCGTTTTGAAGACCTTGCGATTCTTTGGTGTAGATATTAACTTTAGTTAACACGTACATGTAAATTAAAGAGAGCAGGTGTTTGTCTTTAACTCTTGTGTCTATGTTTTCAAGTGCAAATGAAATCAACAATGGACTTAAGTCTTTGTTGTCAGCGATTTTAGGTAATCTATCGAATCGAGTTAGATATCTTTCGTTCAATAATTTCAATTCGATAAATCGAATTAACATTAGGGGATTTCTTAAGATGTTGGTTAGATTTTCTTCTGTAAAATTTAGTTCGTATGAAATAGGTTGAGGATTTCTTATGATCTCTTGAAAGTTTCTTGGAACTATATTTTTATCAAACAAAAATTCTATAGAATTAGTTCCTTGACTAGTTTCTGTTGTACAAAGAGATTTCAGGGCGTTTAAGGAATCTTTTACACTATTTCGATAGGACGTAGTTGTTGTTACATCAAATAAAGAATTTTCGTTTAAAGTATTATCTACATAAAAGAAAGTACCAGGAGTCAAAGTAGCATCGCGGGCGAGAGTTTGGTTTGTAGAAGTAATATCATCGTTTATATAAACGTTTTCAAAACTCAAAATTTCGAATGTTTCTGTTTCTGTATTTAAACTCTCTTGCCTTTGTGATATATTAACCAAGGTATTCGACGTCGGATTTTCCGGAATTTCAGTGATATCGGCGCCTGTTTGTCCTATGACGTGAGACCAAAAAGTTGTATTGTTTGGACTATCCAGATTAACTAAGGGGTAATTGAAGGTCGTTAAAATAGGAGAATTAGAATATTTTAATTTTCTTATTTCGGTTGAGTATCTTAATTCTTTTGAAATTAGCGTACTTAACTTTGCTATATTTTTAGATTTCTGCGCTTCGTCATCACCGATGAGATCTCTCATGTTGACGTTTAATATAGAGTCAGTAGTAAATATTTTTAAAAGTTGATTTTTAACAGTTTCGAAAAGAGTGTTCGAAGTTACTACGATACCTGCATCATAATATCTAGATAAGATAATTTGACTGGTATTGAACTTTAATTTATTTTCGGTGTCCTGCGGCGTGTATAGCTTATAAGGACTGAGTATAGTTTCGTCAGTAGATGCTACGTCTGAAATTAATAAATCATTTGATGAACGCCAAATACCGTAACGAAGAGCATTGTGGTATTCTTTGCACATTTGTAACCAAAGTTTTGTATTGGTCCAATTCGTCCATACACCTCTTGTGGCATTAGTCATCTCTTCTAAAGATGCATAATTTTTTAAATCTTCGGGTATCGAATTGATTTGACTTATTTCATTATCTAAATTTCTTTTTATATCAAAAGATTTTTTGGTGTCTTCCATCGCGAACAATAAAGAACTTATACCTTTTTCTATTGTGCTACAAAAAGCATATAGTTCATTAGTCGTATCATTGATATAATTCTTAATAGTTAATTCCCCCGTATTTTCTAAGGGTTTTTGATTTTCTATTTCGATCAAAATATTTTTTAAACAATCAACGCAAGAAATTAATAAAGCGTCTTGTTTAGCTTGAAATAAATTTCCTGTTTCGTTTAAGCTACCATCGTCTCTATAACAAGGTAAAAAATCTGTAAGAGCAACTATTTCTGGTTTATCATTTGTAATTTTAATTAAATTTTCAAACGGTTCGGCGTTGCCCTTGACGAAATTAACTGAAGTACTTTTTTCGATACTCGATTTTGTAATCGGTTCTGCGTTGGTAAATTTTATCTTGTCGGCCTTTTTTAAAAAGAAATCTTTGATATTAGATTTGAGAGGGTCAATGACAACTGGCGCGTTAGAAGCGACGGTTGGGGTTCTACGCGCGGTAGTCGTATTTTGGACGGGTACAGTTCTTTTAGGAACAGGAGATGGCGTTGATACAGTTTTTTGTACTATTGATATTTTTCTTTTCATCTTTACTTACCCGTATAATATGAATCAAATTCTTCAGGATCAATAACTATTGCTTTCGTTTTCACTGTATTTCCAACAGAATAATCATTAAAAACAGGGGTGATATAGTAAATAATTGTTCCTGCGTCTTCAAACATAATCGAATCGATGAACTTAGAGTTGATCGTTGTCGCTAATATTTTTCTTTCGCCATTTGATTCTTTAACAATTACAAAGTGGTCATAATTTTCTAAAGATGAATCGAAGGTCCAATTTATTGAAATAGCATTCATCTCTATTCGTTTTGCAGTTGCGGTCTTAATTTGTAGTAATTGCTCTAATTTATCAATTTTTATTTGAGCGATAACTCCAATGTCACCATCTTCTACGAATGAAACTTGCGCCAAGTTACCATTCGCGTCTTCGGATATTAAGGTGCCTGTATCTAGGGTTTTTTGTTGTAACCACTTATATGGTTTATATTTGTAGCTTTTAGTGATTGTCGTTCCGGCTACTTTTATTTGACTTTGTACAGTCTTTACGTATTCCCTTAATAAGCTGGCGGGGTTTTTAAAATATGCTCGAACCTCATAAAGATAATCATGACTTGGATTTAAATCGGCAACACCCGAATTTTTTCTAGTCGCAGTGTCGTCGACGAATTGTTGAGAACTAGCCTCATAAAAAATATCTTTAAACTCTTCTTCTATACCTGGTGATATTGATAAATTCGTTCGAACAACCTTAAAAAAGATAAAGTCTTCATAGTTGTCTTTTAATTTTTTGAATTCGTCTAAAAACTCTTCTGACACACCCGACCGAGATATTAACGTTTTTAATAAATTAGTTTCACCAGTTATCGTCCGCGTTGAGATGTTGAAGGTAACTGCAGGTCCATTCGCACTTTGATTTATCGTAGGGCTTGTAATCTCTGCTGCGACTAATGATTTACGGATAGTCGGATCTACAAATTTATAAATCTTACGAACGCTGTGTTTTTGTATTCCATTTTTTAATTTATATTTTACGCTATACTCATAAAGGTGACCAGATATGACGTCTGCGTCTATTACTTTTTCTGGCGTAGGTTTTACTGATAAAAATTCAGTTATTGGTTGTTCGACGCCATATGCATCAAGTCCACCAGCTTCTAGTCTTCGTTTTAAAATTTGAAAAGCTTCTGCTTCGACTGGCGGATTATGCAAAGAAATTTCCATCGTTTTATCGGCAGAATTGTTTCTTAATAAAAGGACAGTGGTGTCTATAAATGGAATAGAACCTGCGATTATATTCCTATAAGAAGTTTGATTTTTAAACGATGAATTAAACGCAACACATCTATATAGTTGAACTTCAGATTCTATGTTTGGTTCAGGTAAACTCTGAATAGAATTTTTCTTGAATTCTTCGTTTTTAAAAATATTGCTATATTTTGTTATTTGACCGCTCGTGTTTATGGTCTTCTTTTGTAACAATATTCCTGATGCTTTTTCATCTTCTTGTTGGGTTCTAAGACCAGCAAAGTTTTTTGTATAAATAGCAGAAATGGCTGGTTTTTTAATTCTCGAATTTTTGATAGATATTAAGTCTTGAATGTTCAGTTCTTTTTTTCTATTTTCAAATTTTTGAATGTTGGTTTTATCAGAATACGGTTCGAAACTTATTTCTAGCGGTTCTTTTGCAAATTCTTTTGGAATGTCTACGATTCTCTTTATGTAAAGTTTCGTTTTTTCCGCGTTTATTTCCGAGACGCCATAATATTTTTCTTTAGATTGAGATTGATTAGAAAAAAACAAATAATGGTTTTTTAAACTATTTACGAGATTATTAGATTCGTATTCTTTAGATAAAATTGCGTCTGCAGGATCTACATTTAAAATTTTTATAACTGATAAATTTTTGTCTTTTAATGTTAAATCATCATATTCGCTTCTTAGTTGTCTAAGTTGTTTTTCGAATATAGGCGTAATAATTTCTTTTTTAATTCTTCTTTTTCCATCGTTTCCAAAATTAAATTGAAAAAGATAAACGATGTCTTCAACGATGACGGATTGCTTTATTAAACTAGATCTTTTAACTGCATCTAGTTCTTTAGTTAAAAATCGAGTAGCGCTAGATTCCAGCGAATTATTTTGAATCTTTATATTTTCTTTATAGTTTTTTCTGAAAAACTTAATTTTTAAATAAGAAAGATTGTGTTTGGATAAATCACTCTTTGATATATTGAAAAATAACGCCAAAGAATAGTGCGATTCAGATTCTCCAACTATTGAGGCAAAATATTCAGGAATCGTTAGAGACGTTTCTATCTTGGGTAACTCAATAGGCTTGAACATTATTTTCCTCGTCGGATTCAAAAATAAGTGTAAAAAGATGAATGAAGTTAGTAGAACCCATGTCGTCAATTAATATTTTTCCAATAAAAAAAACGTGATGAGTGTCAGCGTAAGGGTTGCTTAAGTTATCGCTGACTTTTCCATAATCGATTACATCTAATTTTGATACTTTATCTGTCGATATTTCGAACATCTGTGCGATCAATGCGTTATCTTTTGATGTCGGATCGAAAAATATGGTTTTAGAAGTCGACTCGTATTTTTCTAGTTCTTGTTTAATATCGCTGTAGGTTAATCGCTCGATAGGTCCCCACGCAGGATAATCACCTAAAAATAAATTTTGTGATTCCAGTAGGCCTACGTTCGTCTTATCAACTGATATATCGTTAGTTTTTTTAATGGGGGGAAGATACAAGAAATTTTCTACATTTCTTAATTTTTCATCGCTAAAAAGCGCATCAATTGAATTGATTGACGTCGCATTTTGCATTTGCAAGGTTTCTTCATTAGGAGTAATTTCAAAAGTAATTTGATTGTTGCTTAATGCAAATTCTCGGTCTCCAAAAAGTCTATCTTGCGTACCTATAATTCTCAATTTAGTAAAGTTGTCGAAAGAAGAAGTTAAGATACCTTCTATCTGAGATGCGAAATTAATATCTTTTATAGATTCTTCAGCGTACGAACTAGTAACAGATAGGTTAATTCCATACTTTTTAGTATTTTGTTTTAATTTACCTTGATAAAAATTGATCCACTGTAAACTGCTGGTTAAGGAACCCGTCGAAGAATTACTCCCGATAAATTCGTGTTGTTTAAAGGGGACTAAATTACCCGAATCATCACTTTCAAAAACGATTTGATCTTGCGGTAAATTAAAACATTCTAAATAAATTTTGTTGGTTGGGTCTTCGTGACCTTCGTTTATGTCTTTTTGATAAAACACGCTAGAATCAGAAAAGGTAACAAATTTTACAACAAAATTACCATCTGCCATCTGGCGTCTTCCTTCTGACGTCAGAATTGCATCAATGATTCTAGATTTATTATCTAATATTCCACTCATAGCTACAACATACAAATATTAAAATTTTTTAAAACCTGCCTAACTAAAGTATCTTTGAGGCCAAAGTAGCTAATTCAGATCGTTCGCCTTTGATTAGATTAACATGACCAGCAATTGAATGTTCCTTAAATTTTTCAACTGCATACGTTAAGCCGTTAGTAAACGTATCAACATGAACATTATCAATCTGCTCAATATCACCAGTCAAAACTACCTTGGTTCCATCGCCGACGCGTGTGATGATAGTCTTTAGCTCGTGCATTGATAAGTTTTGGGCTTCATCAATAATGATGTATGCATTTGGAATCGATCTACCTCTGATGAAGGTAATTGCTTCAATTTCAATAAGTCCCTTTTCTTGCATAAGAGCTAGATAATATTCGTCACTAATTCTAGACTTAGTCGGATCCGAAGCTGCGCGCTTGCGATTGCCTTTTTTGCTATTCATTAAAAAATTTACGTTATCTCGTATTGGGGCAATCCACGGTTCCATTTTTTCTTCTAACGTACCAGGAAGAAATCCAATATCTTTACCAACTGGTTGGACGGGTCTTGTTACAATTAACTTTTCATACTTTGCATTTTCTGAATTACCAATACCCTTTAACTGTTCGAGTGCAGCTGCGATTGCTAATAAGGTTTTTCCTGTTCCCGAAGGACCAGTTAGAGTCAATAACTTTACATTATCATCGAATAGTAGGTCTAAAGAAAATGCTTGTTCTTTATTTCTGGGTTTTAAACCAAACGCTTGTTCTATTTTTGCAATTGGCACCAAAGGCTTATCAATAGATTGACATTTTGCTAACGCTGACTTAGTAGTCTTACCGTCTTGACCTACATTTTTTATTACAACTATTTGATTAGGGTAAAGTAAGTTATCTTTTAGCTCTTCAGTAGATAACAATAATTGATTTTCTCTATAAAATTCATCGACTCTATTTTCATCGATTTCTATAACTGCGACGCCTCTATAGAAATGTTCGGCGTCGGCTGTTACTCTTAACTTTAGATAATCTTCGCACTTAATACCTAGCGAATCGCACTTAATTCTTACGTTAATATCTTTAGTAACTAATATAGCTGATTCTTCATTTAATTCTTCACTCAGCTTGTGTTGCAACATGAATGAAATAATCATGTTATCAACCTTCGAAGACTCAAGTTCAGGAGGCAGATTAGTTAAAATACTTGGATTTATTGCAACGATTCTGAGCGTCGCTCCATTTTGTAATGAAACGCCATCTACTAAACTGCCCTTTAAACGTAATTCATCTAAAGTTTTAGACGTCTGTCTAGCATTTCTTCCTACTTCATCAAGACGACTTTTGTGTCGATCCAACTCTTCCAATACAGCCATTGGAATTATTAGATCATTATCATCAAAAGAAAAAATAGAGTTAGGATCGCTTAACAATACATTGGTATCAAGAACATAAGTTTTTTTCATATTGCTACTAACAATTATAACACAATTTAAACAAATACACTTTAATTTTATAGTGTTTGCGTTAGTAGCAATATGAAAAAGAAAAAACTTAAATTAATAGAAGATAGATCTTGTTTTGACTTACACGCATTCTATAAAGTTGAATGTCAAAAGAAAACTTGCAAAAATTGGATATCTTATAAAGATGGACAAAATTGCGTAATAATTACTTCGAAGGCAGGTCCTAAAACTCTTCAAGAAATTGGAAAAATTTATAACTTAACGAGAATGAGAATCTGCCAAATCGAAAAAAATATCTATCAAAAAGTTAAAACGCTAATTCAAGATTGATCTAACTTTGATTTAGGCTTTTTCTTTACTTTCGTTTCTTTTTCAGCTAACTGTGTAGTTAAGTCTTCTTCTTGACTTCCTTGGTCTTGAGGAACATCGTTTGAATTATCAACGACATCAAATTCAACGCTAGAAGTTAGTTGAGTCAATTCAACTTCTTCAGAAACTACCTTAGCTTCTACTTTAACTTTAGCTTCTGGCGCTGGATTTTGTTTATCTGACTTGCTATTCGTAACTGTCGGTTTATCAATTTTTTTTAATTCGCTGGCAGAAAGTGTTAGGCCATTTTTCCCGGCGACGTATTCTTTCTTTGGGTCCAATCCTTTTTCAGTAATTTCTGAAAGAATTGCCCTGTTGTGATGTCGTGGCATTTTCACTCCTTTGATTTATCAAGTTCAATTGTTAGCTTAACAAGCTCTTTTGACTTTGCTTGAAGCTGACGTAGACCCTTACGCGCACGCACGCCTGCTGCTGCAACGCCCTTTGCGTTCTTTGACACGTCGTGCTCTAATGCTTCTACTAGTTGCTTAAGCTCGTCCCATTTTTGTAAAACTGAGTTGTTTTCCATTTTTTGTTCCTTTGTGAGTTGAGATAAAATATATGTTTTATGAAAAAATAGTAAATTATTTATCATTTATCTAATCATGGTATTAAACTCTAACGGAAATAAATGTTTGTTTTTGTTGTAAAATCTTTCCCAGTCTCCATCAAGAATATAGGAAATAGCGTGATCAGATTGATTTCTAATAGATCTACCTAGCGACTGGATAATGGATTTTGCGGTCATATAAGGATACCACTTATCGTTTCTTTCCATCCTCTTTTTGACGACAAGATCGCCGAGATATGGAAAAGGAATTTTGCAAATTATTTGAAATCTACTTAGTTCATCTTTTAGATCGACACCTTCCATCATCGAGGGACTTAATAGCACGGTTGGATCCTTACTGCTAGTATGTAATTTAAGAGTTTCATCGCGATTAGAAGAATCGTGAATTAACAATCTAGGCGACATTAAATTTTCTTT